TACCCTTCTCCAACTGGTACGTGTAGGCGTCGCCGAACCCGGCCGGATACTCCTGGCGCTGGGATTCCGTAACCGCGATGTCCTTACCGACGATCATACACTGATTCGTCACGCGGCTCGGGGCCTCGATCGTCGAGAGCGAGAAGTCCGCTCCTTCGATCAGCCCGGTGGTGGACGCAGCGAGCAGATCATCGATCTGCCACTGGTGAATCGTGGACCGCGCCGAGGTCTTGCCGAGCAGGACCGTCAGCGGGGTGTCGTAAGGATCGATGTTGGCAATGAAGTCAACAAGGTCCTCACGGTTGGAACTGGAGTGGGCATACGAATCATACAGATACGTGCCCACGTTTCCGATCGGGTTCATTAGGAATTACCTCTGTTCCCAGGTCCTCAGGGACTCAGGGAGCATGTTACCGAGCAAACGGCGACGCCGAATCACCGCAGCCTGATCCTGGCTCAAACCAGGGCCAGCCGCTTCATTCAACGCTTGAATCTCTTCCCTCGTCGGGGCTTCCGTCGAAGGTCGAGCCGCCATCACTCCAGTGTTGGGGGATGTGGGGAGTCCCGCCTGCGCTCGCGCAGCAAGACGTTCCTCCTCAGCGACAGCAGCGTTCGCCTCCATCTTCTTCGTCAAGTCGAGACCCACACTCGCCGCGTACTGCTTGAAGGCATATTCCATTGCCTTCGCAGGCTTCCCCATCTGAACCAGTTCCGCAACGATTACAGCCTCATCGGGAGTGGACTTGAGGAAGTTCGAGACCTCGTTGATGTGATTCACCGAGTCAGGATACTTGGTTCGCATGTACGTCTCGGCCTCAGTCATTCGCTGAAGCGGGTCGATCTTCGCGTTCACGACCTCGGCGGAAATTTGCTCCGCTCGTGCCGTGGCCACTCGATCGATCGCCTGAATGAGAAGGTCGGTCGGAACACTGCTTTCCTCCGCGAATTGCTTCAGCACCGGATCGGCTGAGAAGTCGATCGGATTCCGAGCCACGGGGTTGACCCGAGGGGAACCTCCCGGAACACTGGCCGGGACAGTGGCGGCATTGCCGGCCTGGGGGTTGGCCCCAAACGCAGCAAGCTGTTGCCGGAGGCTGGTGATCTCGGAGTCTTTCGAAGCCGAGTCATCCAGCTTGGTCGAGAGCGTGTTGACGGCGTTGAAGTAGCCCTTACGCAACTCTTCCAGGGTGTTGTACTTCCCGAGTCCATGAGTCTCCTTGTTGAAAGGCTCACCGGGCGCGGGTGCAGACGGGGGAACTACAGCCGCCGCAGGAGCGGTAGCCGGTGCAGCCGCAGCGGGTGACGCAGCGGCAGCAGGAACAGGTGCAGCAGGAGCGGGTGCCGGATCACCGGCAACTGGAATCTTCGGAACTCCGGTGATCGCTCCCTGATCGACAAGCTGATTGAACTCTTTGGTGATCTGCGCAGACATTGCAGCCCTGATTTGATCTGGTGTACGAGCTTCGTTTGACATGATTACCTTTCGGGAGTCGATCCCTGCCGCCTTACTTGAGTACGGATGCGGTGGCAGTTGGCGCATACCACATCACACTTTTGGATTTCAGCCAAGATAGTCTCCACATTACATGTTTTCATGCGGGAAACATCTAGGCGCTTCTCTCCACGAACGTGGTCGAAATCCATGCAGACGGGCGGATAACGTCTGCCACAATCCTTACAGGGGACATCTTTGAAAGCATTTGTTATTTTATTTCCGGCTTTACGTCTGATCCTATTACGCTCTGCTGCTGTCATGGAGTCCCCAAGTCGGCCCGGTGAGCACGGTCCTGATCTGCTTCGCGAGCCGCAATCTGTGCGTCGGCATCCGCGATGAGTCCTTGTGGAAGGTCGAGAAAGTGCTGAATCGTGGCGATACATCCTCGCACGTAGTCATCACTCTTCCCATCTTTTCGAGTCTTGGAGGGATCAGCCAGAAGTTCTAGCATCGTCTGCCTGATATCCTTGAGTCTGGGCTCGAAGAAGTCCTGCCATGCTTGTGAGGCGTAGATGAAGCGAACGCTCTCCACAACTTCGGTAGGGTAACCTGAAATCTCCACTGCAATCCTTTCGTTTACTGGCTGATCATCCCAGCGATGGAGGGACCCTCACCACCCATTTGCTGAAGCATTCCAGCATTGGGATCGGACTCGGGTACCTGACCGGCATTCTGGAAACCTGAACCCGCCAACATCTCTTGGACCTGGGGTTGCTTCTGGACGAGTTCGTTTACGTTCTGATAGTCCAACGAGCGGAGCATCTGACGCAGGAAGTTCACCATGTTGATTGCGCCGGCCACCATCGGTTGCGCGCCCGCGAGAATCTGGAACATCGTGAGATCGTTCTGCTGCTTCGCTGACTTCGTGATTGAGGAGGCTGAACCTACCGCCCGAGCGACATACTGCGTAGCGAGTTCCCATCCCTGGATCGTCTCGCGCGTGGTCTGAATCGGCTTACCAGTCAGCGAGTCATTCTGGGCAGCATCACCGAGGATGAGCATCTGACGAGGGACCGAAAGGAGTCTGGAGTTCAGTGAGGCGAACCAATCGCCGAGAGGTTCAAGATACAGGGCCTCGTACATAATCGACTCCAGCATGAGTCGCGTACCCGCAGCTTCACGCCGGCCAACGAACTCTCGGGCCGTTTGACGATCGCTGCCGCCTCCCGACACGCCCATCACAGCATCATCGATGATGCCAGAACCCATCTGCATCCACTGCCACATCTGAGCGACCTGGGCAGCCCCGATGTTGAGACCGCGCATGTCGAATTGGATCGGAGCGAAGGCATCACCCGGAGGACCGATCGTCTGGAAGACGCGGCCAGGGCCGGTGACAAGGTTGCGCGGGTTGACGAGCTTGCGCGAATCCACGGCCGTCATCGGATGGATCACGAGATCGGCACCATCGAGTTGCTGGTTGATGAACCTGTTCGCCACCAACTGCATCTTCTCGGCGACCTCGGCCTTGCCGGGAGCCCAATAGTAGTGCGGGTCCATCGTCGGCGTGGTCGAGATGATCGGCTTCTGACGATTCGGGAACGGGTTGTCTTCCGCGCGCATGAGATACATGCCGTTGGCAACCGTGATTACCGTGTTGATCGAACCTGCAACCATGCCGCGAGGGGCGAAGCCGTAGTGCTCGATGATCTCCAGAACCGGGACGTTCTTGTCGTCCTGACCAGGATTGGAGGCCCATCCAGTGCGCGCCTCGAATCGCTTGATGAGAGACTCTTCACCACGGAAGGCATTGGTTGCCTGTTCGCGCTTGAGACGCGCGATCTCGTTGGCATCGAAGATCGATCCACCCTCTTCAGAGGCGAGGAACTCAGCCTGATCGAGGGTCAGGTAGTACCGAATCTGGTACCACGGCATGTCATCTTCGAAGAGGTATCCAGGACAGGGGAAGCAGTCCAGCAAGTCCACGGGCTCATAGTTCGGTCCGTCGAAGGTGACCACGCGCGAGCGTTGAATCTGACGCACTCGGTCACCGCTGAGAGGCAGAGCCTTCCACTCTTCCCGCGTCTGAATCTCTTCCTTGTGATCCCACATCACGCGCGAGACCGCTCGGCCGTACAAGTCGGCCCGAAGCATGTTCAGGTATTCCTTGCGGATAACCTTGGCATCGCGCAACTGCGCCGAGATGAGCGCATCATGCTTTCGAGCGGTGGCTGCATCATCAGGACCGTACCCGATGAAGTTGAGGTATGGAGCTTGACCGAAGGATGTGGCCATCTTCCTGGAAATGTCAGTTTCGATGGTGCTGAAGATCAGGGGGAGATGGACATCATTCTTGGTGACGGAAGCTGTGCCGGTATAAAGACCTCTCCATAATTCGTACATACGAGGAAGTTTATTCTTGAATACAGAAGAGAATCTTTCAGATCGGGCACGACATTCCCTTACAAAACCCAAAATCTGATCTCTCTTCATTGTGTCAGTGATTGGCATTTGCTCTCCGGCGCGACTTGGTGCGGATGCGGTGACAGTTGGCGCAGACGATTTCACATTTTTCGATCTCTGCTAGGATGGTTGCATACCCTTTTGTTACGCCGGTTCCTACACCGAAAAGTTTTTCACCCCGGACATGATCAAAGTCCATGCATTCAGGAGGAAACTTGCCCCCACAATCCAGACAAGGACGATCCTTTAGTTCAGCTAGAAATTGTGTTTTCTTATGGGTAGACCTATTGCGGTGGTATTTAGCCCTCTCACCGACTACCTTGTAGCGTTTACGACATTCTTCAGTCCATGCCATGTAGATCAACCTCGGAGAACCAATCAGGTAGAGAGAGGCGTAGGAGATACCCGCCTATGCCGACCACGCCCCCTTCCTTTTGGACGAATCGGAATAATCTCTTGGTCAATGCCACATCTGCCAAACAATAGTCGTGGAGTTCCGCGAACCTACCCTGGTTGAAAAGAGCCGGGGCCATGTTACTCTCGCCCGACTTCTTCTGGTTGAGGGTGCGCTCTCCGACCTCACCAAGCGTGTGGCCCTTCTGCCGACAGGGAAGTGAATCCCAGATCATCAGCAGGAGATCGTAGTGCTGTCGAAGACAGAGCCGGCGACCGAGGATCCCCTCGATCACTTCTCGGTCGAACTTCTCACCATTGAAAGAGAGGACCACATCAGCATCTTCCAGATGCCTTGCAGCCTCATCGAGCGTGTTCTGGTCATAGATGTGAAACCGGCCCGTGGCGGAATCCCACAGAACGAGGACGGAGATGCCACCATCACCTCGTTTCAGATTTGCCCATCCACCGACTTCATCAGCGAGCTTCTTCGTTTCAATGTCGAAAACTACGGTGCGCAGCGCGGAGGTACTCAAGGGCGTTTTCCAACTCTTTCTCTGTGAATTTTCCAAGACTCACGTTGCAGTCCCAGCAAAGAATGCCTCGTACTTCGCCGGTTTCATGGTCGTGATCTAGATTGAGTTTCTCGGTGCTCCCACAGATAGCACACTGGCCGTTTTGCTCATTATAAAGACGTGCCCAATCCTCTGGCTCGATTCCATATCGTTGCCGGAGTTTCTGCTTGAATGAATGACGTGAACGACTGACGGGGTTCTCACGTTTCCATTTCTTGAGGTACTCACTTCTATCCACGTTTGAATCCAAAGGGTTCGTAGGGAATGGGATCAGTTTGAAAGTTATCTGAACCAAAGATGTCTCGCTTCAGTGCATCGAGATCGCGGGCATGATTCGCCTTGAGAACATCATCTCCAGGTTGGATTGGCATTTGGGGCTGATCATCCATACCCACAAGATTATTGATTCTTCCACGCCATACTTCGGGTCTAAAAACGTCTGCACACGGGTCAGACACGTCATCGTACTTCGTGCGTCCGATGTGAGTCATCTCGTAGATCAGGGTCTCGATGTTCTCAGCATCATCGAAGAGGCGAACGAAACCTTGGAGCCAGTAGCCCGCAGCTTCGCGGATACGCATATCCTTCTTCGTACCCGAGCGGTTGAACTGGTGAATCTCAGGAAGTGGAAGACCCGCCCCCAAGATCACTTGCTCAAGACGCTGCTTGTACACTCCGCGCTTACCACCGACCTCTGATTCATCGGTGAGGGCAGCAACGCGGTAACCGCGCTGTTTGAGGTCCCACAACACTCGAACGAGGTACTGATCGAACTCCTCATCCCGGCACTTGATCCTCACGGAACGGTCGAAGTAGACGATGCCATTGGGCCGGAGGTCGTGGAGCCAGACGTTGATGGTGGAGTAGTCGCCTCTTTCGCGCCGTCCCTCATCCTTGAAGGCCGTGTCGATGTGGACCGTGGCGTACTCGATCGGAGGATTTGTGTCGCGAGGAATCCTCATCTTCTCGATCTGGTTCCGCGTGATCTCCATGTGCTCACCAGTCGAAGGATCGTTCATATACTGAGTTGAGTGCTCCTGTGACTTGCGGTTCTCATGGTTCGTGAGCCACTTGTCGTTGTAGCCTGCTTCAGGAAGAAGGGGTTCACCCTTCGGGAAGTTCTTGGTGTTCGAGCGATCACGCGCCTGAAGGTAGTAGACATGCCAGACACCACCAGTCTTGTAGGGTTCAGGTGAATCATGCCCTGACCAAGTGGCGACACCCTCTTGCTCGATCAACGTGCCGAAGGGGTCTTCATCGCCGTATCGCGTCATCGTGAGAACGAACAGTGAATCCGCACGAAGCGCATTGAAAATCGAGTCGATGGAGTCGGCAACCGTATCGAACCACGTACCACTCTCACCCAGCTTCTCTTTCGTCACCGGGTCGTCGTAGAAGACTTCGAGTGGATGCTTCGACGTGATGCCCGTCTCGACGCCGAATACCGCGAAGGACGGTTCAGACACCGCGAGAGAGAGTCGAGCACCGTGGACAACTTCCTCAGTGTTCCAATCACGCTCAGGGGAGTACCAGTTACCGTACAACCAAGCGAACCAAGCATCAGGATCGCTGCCATCCATGATGGACTTCATGGGCTTGAGGAACGCCTTCGCGAGCGGAAGTGTTGCCGAGCCGATGCAGGTACTCATGTTGGGTTCATCGAGATGAGACCAGAGACTCGCCGACTTCGTGATGGTCTGGCTCTTGCCGTGACCACGAGGCGCGATGTTCGCGATCTTCATGGGCTCATGGACGCCGGCCGCACGAAGCACCTTCCAGTCCATGATCTTGCCTTGGAACCAGTCGAGCCAAGGTCCGTGAACCCGCTCCTGGAGCCAAGGCAATCCGCCCTTGGCGGTACAGCGCCATTCCCAACCAGCCGCAATTTTTACAAACCACCAAAGCGATCTATCGTGACGCCCAGGCGTACAAATGTCCGACCACAACTCCCGCTCAGCTTGAAGCGGCCACTGCTTTTCTTTCCCCACGGAGATAAGCAGCCGCAGCTTCAGCAATCGCTGCACTGTCCTTGAGTCGGCCAATTCCTACATTACAGGGATCACAAAGTAGGCCCCGCACACGGCCGGTGATGTGGTCGTGGTCTACCACAAGGCCCTTTACTGAAGGAAGGTCACCACAAATTGCACATCTTCCATTTTGACTTTGAAGAAGTGCGTTGTAGCCATCCATCGTGATCTTGTAACGATAATAGAGATGGATGTCCCTCTTAGGGCGTTTGCTGATTCCTGGATTTCGTCTAGCCATTACGCGTAATTGCCCCCACGAGACTTCCTCTTCTTATTACCAGCGAGGCGGAAGTCCGTGAACTGTTCGGCGGGTTGTGCTGGCCAAAGTTCCTGGTCTGATGCACCCGGCATTGAGGGAGTGGGAACCTCCATGCCAGGAAGAACAGCGGGGGTCGGGACCGAGTAGGCGGGGGTGTGAGTGATGCCCAGACCACCCTTGATCTTCTCGATCTCGCGGATCATCCGCTCATCTTCTACTTGCTTATCGTGCTTCGGGTCTTTCGGCATTACTACCCCTTGACGCGCTTGAGACGGGGGTTGGCTTTCTTCGCGGCGGGAGAAGCATTCCTGGCCGCTTCGGAAAGGACGGCACCGGGGTTTCGGACTTTCCCTTCGAGCTTCCGCTCGACGGCCTTGAATCCGGGATGCTTCGCTGAGTGTTTGTACGCCATGTCACTTCTTCCTCTTTGGCGCGCTCTTGGGCAGTGCCTTCATCGAGCCCTTACCGTGCGGTTTGAACTCAGCGCACTTTCCAGGGCTCATCTTCGATCCTGGACATCCTGCTTCTGCCCACCGAGCTTGTTTCTGACTTTTCGGTGGCATGTTACCGTCCCAGCCCGAGCACGCGGAAGACTCCGAAGAGAACCGCTTGCAGCACGATGCTGAAGGCGAGGGAGCCGACCGAGAAGCCGACGCCGAAGGCGAAGCCCTGGAGGACCAACTTGCGAAGTTCTTTCATGGGGACCTTAGTTCGGAGGCGTCGTGGGGGAAGATCGCCGGCTAGGTACTTTGCCCTGTTGGGCGGGGGTCTCGGTCATACCTACTTACTCCTTGGTTGAAAAGCGCGGGGTTGTGGTCCTTGGCATTTTTTGCGTCGTTCAGGAGGAACGCACGCACGAGAAGGGCACTTTTCACTACTTCAGGATGGACACCGGGGATTTGGGCAGCCTGATCTGCGAAGGTGCGAAGGTATTCAGCAACCGCGATACAGCTTTCAACGGCCTTAACAATGTCATTTTTAATAACATCAGTTTCTTGCTTTAGCGACTTCCGAGCCATTTAGGTACATCCTTTCGGGTTAGTTCGGGGGCTTCTGAGCAGTTGATCGTCTACTCGGCCATCGTGAGAATAGAACATGAAACGTGGTAGAGAGAGGTCCGAGCACTCCATCATCTACCTGCACCGTGATGGTGGGAGGGGATGCTGGTGTGACCTGTCGTGCTGTAGGTGTCCACGTAAATAGACCCGTGGATGAATCGATGGATGCCCCCGAAGGAACAGTTCCACTCAGAGACCACGTGATCGGCCTAGAATGCTGTGACTCTGCCTGGACTCTCAATTGATGCCCCGGTTGTGCTCTCTGGTCCTCAATAGGCAGAATGCTGAGGTAATCCGCGCTCATGTCCAAT